CTGCCCGGCAGTTACGCTGTCTTTCAGGTTTCCGTAAACCATTTCCCATGGGAGGGTGAGCTTCTCTGAAACCTTTACGCCGCCGGAAATGACCGTTCCAATCATCAGGCAGGCGGGCTTCCGGTTATTCAGATACCCGTCAATGATCTGTTTTATTTCGTTGATCATATCTTCACTTCCAATGTCATGGTGTAGTTCGGCAGGAATGTGTGCGTTGCCGTCTTGACAATCAGGCGTTTATTGATGCCGATTTCCGACAGATAGGCGTGGAAACTGCTTCCTGCCCGGATGGCCGTATTTCCGATACAGGACATTGAAAATGACTCCGTTTCACCGTTATAAAGGGATAGAAGGGCATTTGACATCTGAATGGCAAGCGATTTTTTCTTTGCTTCCTTCGCAACTTTTTCAGCCTGCTTTTTCGCTTTTCTGTCTTCGGAATCTTTCCCGGTTGCGCCTGCGGTGCTTGAAGTACCGCTCGTTGTGGTCGTGTCGAACGACATTACATCAAAATACTGCAGCAGTCCGTACTTATTGATAGACCCGGAATCTTTCGCAATGTAGACATCCCGTTTCCCGGTCACCTCGTTGTCCACGGCGAGTTTGATTTCGTTGTAAAATGGATTTTGAATAGCTGTAGTCATAACAGGCGGAGCCGTCGCCGAGTATCAGATTTGTTTCCAATTCCGTGAGGTTCCGCAGGCAGACGGACCCGAATTCGTCGCGCAGCGCGTACCATCTGCCGGTAGCCCGGAGCGTGTCGCCGATTGCGCTGTACATGATGTCCAGCCATGTTTTATCGCTCTGCGCGTCCGTGGGGAGCACATAACCGGTGTTCGCCAGCGTCCCGGCGGGGATGCCGAAATAGTTGCACATCTTCCGCGCCAGTGTGGTTACGGTGTCGCCCTTCATAACGACGGTATCTTTGGCCTTGCAGTACCGCAGAAGGTCATACGCCGTAATCGTGACAACCTTGTTTTTGACGTGCTCATGCTTGAAAACCACTCCATAAAAAATGTTCGCTCCGTTGTATCGGAAGCGGACAATGGAACCGTTGTCAATATTCAGTCCATTTGCAAGATATGAAAAAGTGAACTTGCTGCATCCATCGTTCAGGTAGTCTTTCCATTCCGCGGATTTCACAAGTTCACTGATTTCATATACTTTTTTATTTGTGGTTTCAACGAGAAGTTCGACGGACAAGGGCACCACCTCGATTGCGCTTGAAATTTTTTCATAATTGGATTATTATAGCAATGGAATTTTATGAGAGGGGAAAACAGTATGAAAGCGAGACGAGTCTTCGCAATGGTATTGTGGACGTTTAGTGTTATTTCATTTTTAGTAGGGCTTATTGATACAGAAGCATTTCAAATGACCACTATTGAAGCCGCTATGTTAACCGCAATCGGATTCATCCTTTATTTTGCGAACAGCAAAAAACAGCGTGAAGCACTCAAGGAACAGAAAAATGAGCGTCTATCAGTCGCATCTGCGCGCCATTTTACCGGCTTGCCTCTTGCAGAAGGAACAGACTGCACGATCCGGCATAATCCGGATGGATTTATTTTTACCGCCGGTGGCAATACCTTTAATTTGTCAAACGACAAAATAACCGATATGTGCATCAAAACCGACGCGGAAATCCAAAAGCAATATGTTTCCAGCGTCGGAGGCGCTGTCGGCGGTGCGGTACTATTCGGCCCGATCGGCGCAATGATCGGCGGCAGGGCAAAAGAAAAGAAAACGACAAATCTCACTCATTATCTGATAATTACCTATCTGAAAGACGGACAAATTGCGTATATTTGTTTTGAAATATACTACGACATAGCGAAGATTCAAAAATGGATCAATGACTTTCGGCAATGCCCGCACGCGCAAGGCGTAAGCGTGGATCTCTAATTTTCACCCGGTTCCATTATGGAACCGGGCATTTTTATGGAATTATTAATACTTCTTAGCGATGAAATATATTGTGAAAGAAGCCATGATTTAGGATGGAAAGCTTTGACCAAACATACATAAACCTGATTTCTAACATAAAATGTAATTCGAATAAAGCGAAAAGTATGCCTATTACAGATGATGAAGAAAAATTTATAAAAGCTCTTATCGCCGCCTGTAATAAAATTCACATGGTAAGTTGTTTAAAACTTGAAAGACTTTCTAATGGAACATTTAATGTTTGGTGCAACTGCTATGTTGGAAAAATTAAATTACATGGTAAAAAGACTTATATGCAAATACTTAAAGGGAAATACGGCATAAGGACGATTGAAAATTGCTCTTTTAATGAATACCTTTCAAACATTTCAAAGTGGATTAGTTATATTGTATATTGCAATAAATAATTACGGTATCTTCAAGACCTGCCCCGGATAAATCAGGTTTGGATTTTTGATTTTGCCCTTGTTCGCATTGTAAATCGTCGTGTACTTTGCACCGCTGCCATAAAACCGTTTCGCAATTCCCCAGAGGGTGTCACCGGATTTTACGGTATAGGTTTTCTGCGCTTTCGGGTTTTTCGTAATTTTTGGTGCGGCGGCCGCTTTCGCTACAGTAGCCTTTGCGGAGCTGGTAGCTACAACACTTTTGAATCCAAAGTCACGGTATTCCAGCAACTTAAGATCAAAATACTTATCTCCTTCTTCCCCGGCGGTCTCGGACGGGTTACACTCCTCTATCAATACGGGGGTATTAATGTCCGCCGTAATACCGTTCCGGGCAATGAATCGCACCGGGTCTTTCCCGGCGCGCCATGTGTTAAACAGGGTTTCGTAATAGTCAGGCCCCTTGAAATTGCCGGACGTTTCTACATAATGCGAAGGAGCATGCGGCAACTCGACTTCTTTCAGAGAGTATTCCGCAAGCTCCAGATAAGTCGGAACCGCGATCTGCCCCACACCGAAGACCTCATATTTTTCGTTTGCCTGTGTGGAAGTCTTTTCAATCTTCTCCGGGTTCGTAGGCAGCCGGATAACCGTGCTGCCCTGTTGAAAAAATACTGCATAACTCATACTGGATAATAGCCCTCCGCTGCCGTTGCAAGCTCCTCTTTAAGCATCTTGCCTATGGTGGAGTAAATTTGCTGCTGATCGTTCTTATCTCCAACATTGCCGGAAAAGCTCACATTCAGCTTTGGGGACAGAACCGCCGTGGAAAATTTATTAATATACTGCTTTTCGGCAAGGTCGCGCATATACTGCAAATCCTGATCTGTAATATTGACTTTCATGGTACCGTCTGCTCCGGTTCCTTTGACCGTGGCGGGATTCGAAGACGTTCCGAGATTTTTATGGAGCGTAGGCGTTGTTGGCAGTTTTGGTGTACTCGGCATTTTACCGAGATTACCAAGCTTATCTTTCCAACCTTTTACTTTTGAATCTATACCCTGTCCGAATTTATGCCCCGTCTTCCATGCGGACTTCTCATCCCAGCGCTTTCCTATCGTGGGCGCTTTTCTATCTAAGGTAATGGCCTTATCATTTTTGCCCCACGCTGTTACCGCACCTTTGAGAGATTCAAGCCCTGCCGTCCAGTTTGTACCGAATATTGCGTCTATAATCTTTGTTACGACCTGTCCGAGCGAGAGAAACCATCCAATAATTTGTCCGATCAGGTTTGCCACAGCATCGCCGAAACTGTTAAAACCACCATTTGCAACATTGAGAACCCACTCAACAATTCCAAGGAACGGCTCAACAAAGATAGTCCAAATGAGTTGAATCATCGCATTTAAGCCGCCGAGAAGAATATCGTAAATTGTTGACACGGCAAACAACACGGCTCCGCAAATTATTCCGGTGGCGCTGATCGCTTGATGCGTCGCTTTATCAACTATAGCAACGACAAGATAAATCACGCCAATGGCGACAACTATGGCCCCAATAATCCATGCAATCGGGCAGGCATATAATGTAGCATTGAAAGCCAGTTGCGCCTGCGTCATGCCTATCGTTTTTAAAGTTTCCTCGGTGATTTTTTCTCCGTGCGCTGCCGACGCGATAGTCGCAAGCGTTTTAATCCCTGTGGAAATGCCCTGAATGATATTATTCACAAGCAGAGCGCCATTATAAAGCAGCAAAACTGCCGTAATTCCTCCAATTATCGGTGCAATAACCGACCAATTTTGAGCGACAAACCCGCCAATATTGGCAATCCCTGTCATAACATCGTTTGCTGCTTTTGCCAAAACGCTGAATGATGCAATGATTCCATTAACCATGTTTTGAAAATTCTGAGATCCCAACAACTTGCTTCCGTTGTTAAACACTCCACTGAATGCCTTATAAGCCCCGTTTTTGATTTTGTTCCAGTAATCGCCCCATGTGTATTTCATCTTCCCCATTTGCTTATCGACTGTGTCGGAATATTTTAGAATCGAATTAATAAGTACCTGAGATGTGATTTTCCCTTCCGTGCCAAGTTTCTTGACTTCGCCTGTGGACTTTCCCATGTACTTCGCGATAGCCGTTTCCACAAGCGGAGCATCTTCGGCCAATATACGAAGATCCTGCCCTTGCAGACGCCCAAGCCCGATAGCCTGCTGCAATTGCAGCAAGGCGCCGGCCTGGTTCGCAACCGGCGTACCGCCGATCTTGAACATCTTCTGCATGGTCTCGGTGAACTTCACGATATTCTGGTTGCTGCCGAACTGCTGACCAGCAATAATGCCGAGCTTTGCCACGGTATCGGCCATACTGGTGTAAGAGCCGCGGGCGCGGTCGGCGGCAGCGAAAATATCATTTTGCAGGGATTTCAACTCTTTTGCATTCTGCGTAATCAGGGACAGTTTTGAATTGATATTCGTATAAGTATCCGAAATTTCCATGCCCTTTTTCACGGTTTCAAAGCTGAGGAACGCGGCGGCAAGCCGGGTTACTTTTTGCGTGAGCCGTGAAGTGGCGCCCTCAGCCGCAGAAAACCGGGTGCTTACGGTGTCAACTGCACTGCTTGCTTTGTTAATGCTGCTTGTTGCCCGCTGAGTGCTGTTCCAGATCCGATCCATTGACCGGCTGTAATTATCCTGCAGCGTAAAAATTGACCTTAACGACGGCACGGTATCACTTCTTTCGTTTTGCTTTCCGGATTTCCTCTTTTTCCGCTTCAATGCGTAAATCCGTGGACGCATAAATAAAAGCCCGTTCGCGCTGACTCATTGCTGTCAACGCGGACGGAAGAATATGAAGTTTTTGCAGGGCATAGTGCGCATAGTTAAAATCCGGATCGCCCTGCTTTATCCGTTTTTTACTTCGTCGATCTGGTCGTTGATATCATCCGCGTCAAGCCCGGAGAGCGCAGAAACTTCTTCGGAGAGTTTTGCAAATTCTCCCACAGTCAACATCTTTTCAAGCGTGCTCTCTGCACCGAGAGTGCCATAGGCTTTCTGGAGTTCAGCATTGTTAAGGTCAGGGAACACAACTCCCGCTGCTGTCAGCGCGTGGCCGAACCCCACACGGTCAAGCTGCTGGACACCGGTTTTCTTGTTTGTTTTGGTATACTCCCGTTCCAGCGCGCCGTTTTCCTTTTCGGAGACCGCCCGGAGTTCCCACTCGACGGGTTTCCCATTTTCGACAAAACGGTCTGAAATAACAACTTTTTTGTTTTCCACCTTTACAGGGTGGAGAAATGCAGTAAGACTGTTCATTTATTTTCTCTCCTTTACCGATAATTTGCTGGTAAATTGAAAGACGAGAGCGAGGAAACGCTGTCGAACGTGATATCCGTATCAACGGTAATCGGATCATCGCTGCTGTCGTCAATGTGCGCAAGCGGGAATTTTTTCGGAATCACGTTGTACAAAGCGACTTCGTTTTTGCCAACGGTGGACTGCGGGTCTTCGTTCGTTACCATTATGGTAAATCCTTCGAAATGGCCGCTATTGACGTAATCAATCGCGGCGTTCGCCATTTCCGAATTCATGAAATAGTATGTCATGGACCCGGAACCCTCGCAGCCCACAATCTTATGCTGCTTCATGCGGTGGCCGAGCATCTGTTTGTCGTTGATCGCCAGTTCCAGCTGCGCTTCCAGTTTTGAAATCTCAAACATTTTACGGTTTCGCCCGTTGATTGTGATGTAAGCGCTGCCCTCTTTTGACGAGAGGGTATCAGACAGTTTTGTGTAAATATCAGGCATTATCTATCCACCCCCTTATGATACGGAAACCGTCATGTAGACTTTTTCAATGCTGTCTACATTCTGTATTCCGACGTTTACGGCCGCCGCGTCGCCATCCTTGCCGGGCAGCACTTCAACATCAGCGGCGGTGAAATTCTGGATTGCAGACATGTTCTGCAACTCGTTGAAATACTCGACAAGCAGAGTTTTGAAGCGGGACCGGCCGGTCGGTGTGTTGTCATATTTTCCTTTTACCTTTGTCGTAAACAGCGCATTGATGTCATTGTAAACTGCGGCCCGCAGACGGATAAAGCGGTTCTTCTGGAATGCTTTTGTCTTCGCGTCCGAAAGCGTAGTCAGTGAATTGATGTCATAATCAACTGTGACATTCTGTTCGTTGTCCACGATAAAAATAAACTTGCCTGCGGCAATAGCCGCCTCACGGTCGCTCCGTTTCATTCTGGGTGAAACGTCAATCGCCCCGGCATACTGCGCGCCGGTGTTGGATTGGTTTACACTGGCACCGGCTGTGACGCCGGCCACCCACGCGCAGGTTTGGGCATTTGTCAAAACCGTATTGTCAGACAGAACAACGGCATGAGCCACATTGATAACGTTTTCGCTGTCTGCCGCAAAGTCAGGCGCTACCAGCTGAATGCCCCTGCCCTCGGTACCCGTGGCGACGTCAAGCCACGTTTTCAAAAGCGCGTGTGTCGAATTCGTCGCACCGTCAAGCGTTTCGGCTGCGTAGGGATAGCAGACAACATCAAAATCTATCACGTCAAGGGCTGCAACCGCCGCAGTAAAGGCGGCGCTGGTTACCGTTGCCCCAAGGTTATAAACAATAACCTTCTTTGCGTTTTTCAGCGCTTCGCCTGCGAAGAATTTATCTTCTGCCGTCGCTCCCTTCGGCCACTTGCTTCCGTCTGCCGCCGTAATGACATATTCGTCCCCGGCTTTACCGACTGAAACCTTCTGCAAAATAATAACTGTGCCGCGTTCTCCCACGGCAAGAGCGGACGTAATTTTTGCAAGATAGTTGATATAAATGCCCGGTTCAACTTTATCCTGCGCTGTCCATGTGCCCGCCATAACATCACTCCTTTATCGTAAGTGTCAGATTTTCTATGGTTGAATCCATTGCCGCGGCACATTCGCGGTAAGGAACATCGAACGTAAAATGCAGAACATTGTCGGTGATCCGCGCATCTTTATTGATGCAGCGGAACCGGCCAATTAAATTAAATCCGCGCAGAAGCACTTCCTGCATGGAAACACAATCGGCGCGGACTGCCTTAATGTCAACGGATTTCGCCCCTGAAAAATACTGGACATCCAGTGAAATTTTCCCGGTAAACGAGCCCGTAAGAAGCCGGGCATAATCCTGATCAGTCACTGAAATGAGGAAAGAGGGCGTTTTAAAATGCTGCGGACAGTAGAAGCGGTAAACGGTCGCCGCCGGGCAAAGTGCTTTCAGCTGCATTTCTACCGCCGCAATAATATCATCCGTCATGTTTCGCTTTCACCCTCTTTATTTCAGCGTCGAATTCCCGAATCATGGCCTTTTCCACAACATTGTTGGCACGCTCAAGAAAATGCTGCCCCTCGACATACCCGACCGTTTCGCCCCTGCGGTTTACAACACGGTGGCCGTCGTTGACATACGGGCCGTAATAGACGTTGTTTTCAAGCATCTTTCGGACACCGTTTCCGGCGGGCTGGACGGGCGGCGAGTGCCAGCCTTTTCGCAGCGTGCCGCCGACCTTACCGGATCCGGCAGGATATTTTCCTACTGGAGTATTTTTCTTGACGTCTTTCAGGCCGGTATTTACCGATTTTGTCAGCACTTTCCGGTCAATCTGTGAAATGTCGCCGAGCATAGCCCGGAGCTCTTTACGGTATTTATCGATAGCGGCGGCGTTCACGCTCGCATTGCTCATGCGTGATCACTCCGTGTCACGGAAAATTCCTGATGGCAGGTGTAGGGGAACCCCTCCCCCACGGTCAGATTGACTTTCGCGCCGTTGCGCTGCGTGACTTCCACATAGTCCCCAGATTGGATATCAACGTCCGGCGCGCAGAATAATTTGTTCTGGTTCACAAGTTCGGGTGCTGCGTCTGTCCCAACGGCGGCAACTGTTTTCATGCTATAATGGCATTTCACGCCAGCATGTGAGGGAATGGCCGGCAAACTGCCATCGTCGTTGTAATGGTATATGTTCATCGTGTCGCGCCAGAGCGTTTCAAACGGGTTTGCCATCCTGCATCACCTTCAAAATAGGGTCCGGAAGCTGTTCATAATCCGGATATTGTTGGCGCTCACACTGTCGAGAAGCTGCGCCTGCGCGGTTTTTTTGCTGCCGATTGACACGGTAGAATCGCCCTCTTTAAGCTGTGTTACCGTGCCCATAGTGAGCGCCGAACTGTTATTCATCAGCGCGGTTGCGATCTCAACCCACGGATATTTCAGCACATCCGGAACTTCCTGGATATTCTGCGGCAGTGTGCAGTATTCGAGCATGATCGGCTTAGCCTCGTCAATGTAGGACTGGATGGCGGTATCAGAATAGCCGTCCGGTATGGTCGCCGGGCGGCTTTTGATCACTGCCAGAACATCACTTGCCTGCACTGCCATCTTTTGCACCGGCTTTCACGGCCGAGGGCGCAGCAGAAGTCTCCGGAACCTTTTTCTCAACCGCGGAATAGCCCTTCTCCTTGTATTTTGCCAGGTTCTTTTCATCAATCTGGCGGAAGATTCCGCCTTTCTGAATCAGCATTGTTTATTCCTCCTCAGGACGCCGGTTTGGCATGCAGATAGACACCTTTTGCCTTGTTCTCGTAGACGAAGGCATCGTGGTATTCGCGGAACTGGAACTTCCAGGCATCCTTCAGCTGGTTCTCGTCCGGCGTGAAAATTTTCGGCAGGCTGAACTTTACGACTTGCAGGATTGCCGCCGGGTAAACCATCATGAAGTTGATGTCCTGCGCGGAAGCTGCTTTTGCGTACCCCCAGTTGGAAGTGCCGTCGTTCAGGGTGATTGCCGTGTAGAAACGGGTTTTCGGAACGTACACAATCGGCATCCCGTTGTACCCGGAAAGCTGATTGGAAACACCGGAATCCGATCCCCACTGGCGGGTGACGGCCTGGTTCATAACGGGCTTCAGGTCGGAACTGATGTACAGGCGGCGCCCTTCGAGCGGCACCTCGTCCTCGTCCATCTGGCGGGACGCTTCGTCAATTGCCGGAAGGATTGTGTCCTTTGCCAGCGCGGCGGCCGCCGCTTTCGAAATACCCGCAGCGGACGCATACTTTGCGAACCGGTACGCATCCAGCTCCGGGACAACCTGCAGGCGCATGAAGTCACCGGTCACCGTACCGAACGTCAGGCCAAGGGTTTCCTCATTGTCAAGCCGGTCAATGGAAATCTCTTTGCCGCGCTCTTCCGTAAGCTGCATCGTTTCCCACGCGGCGGTGACGTCGCCTTTCGGGTAGCCGTTTTCCCGGCTGTAGTCGCCGAGGCCGGTCGTGGAAACTTTCAGGACCTTTACCTCGTTCACGCCGGAGAAATCCGGGCGTGTCGCGGCGTCCATAGCGTTTGTAACCGACGCGTTCTTGTAGATTGCATCAATAATCGGGACAAATTTTTTCGCGTACTCAATGGAATTTGCCATAAGTTATTTCCCTCCGTTTTCAATGTTTTCGGGTTTCAGCCCCGCGCCTTTCATGGCCGCTGCAAGGAAGCTGTCGCTGCCATCCGGCTTCGGCGGCTCCCCGCCGGCCGGGGCGGGCGGGTTGTTCGGCGCATCCTCGCCGAACAGATACGGGTTGTCTTTCTGGATCTGTCCCAGCTGTTCGTTCAGGCCGAGGACGTTCTCGCCGTCCAGGCTGATTTTGGATTCATCTAATAGCGCCCGGACGGCCTTGACATTTTTGGCCTTGGCGCCCATCAGGGCAACGTCGATTTTGCTGCCGAGGGCCAACT